AAGACTGTTGAACTGATTAAGGTCGGCAGATAGCTTTGATAGATTGCCGACAGGCTTCGTTTTAACAGGCTGTTCTGCCTTTAGGTTATGATACTTGCGCCAACTATAATACAATCGCTCAAATGACCTGTATTGCATTGTGATGCCATGCTTCACCATAGCCGCACGAATGCGGTCTGCTATTGTACCCGTGCCTGCATGTATCTCTTTGTAGATTTCCGCATGTTGACCTTGCATGTTGTGTTATTTATTGCCACGAATGAACCCGGCTAACTCCGCAAGATTGGTTCTAATGGTCAAGTTTTGTGACGCAATCACATCAATCTTTTTTTCAAGCTTATCAATGGCTTTGTTTTGTTCTTCTTTCATGGTATTGAGTTTGGTGTTAAACTCATCCTTTGTGTCTTTGATGGAATCGGATAGCATAGTAACTTCTCTTTTGTGATATGATTCGACTTTGCCTAATGCGCTTGATACTTTCACCACATCGCGCTTCAATGCGTAGTACAAGCCAGTAAGCGATACCGCTCCACCAATTATTGTGATTAAATCCCTCGGTTCAAAAGTCATGTCTAAAAGATTGTAAAATATATAGTAGAAACTGCTACCGCTGTGATACCTAAAGTGAGTGCTGTGTTAGTAATTATTAACCGCCTGTTCTTCTTTTTCAACTCCTTTATTTCGTTGTCCTTCTCAGTTGCAATAGCCTTTTCAATAGCCTGCTTGTTGGCGTAGATTTCAGCAAGTGTTTCATAACTCTGCGCCTGAATGCCTGTTATTTTAGCGTAATAAGTGGTCTTTAACCGCTCAAGTTGGTACAAGCTATCGATTTCCATAGCCGTGCCGTACCAATACATCATGCTATTGTAATTGAGATTGAAAAGCTGCAGATCGTAAGTTGTAAGTTCGGGTGTAAAATCCTGCTTTGAGTAGGCTATCCGACTTTTTGATCGTTGACCGAAACTGAGCAGTGGCATTAGAAGGAGAAGAAGAAAGAATGTTGTAAGTTTCATTGCGGTAAATTTCATTGGTGATTTGTTGCTGTTGGATGATGGTGTCTTGATGGATTTGAAGACTGTCTATCTTCAAAAAAAGACTATCAGTTTTGCTGTTGTTGGTTTCAATGATTTGATAAAGTGAATCGTTAATGCTTTGCAGCCGTTCAATAGCAGGGTCTTCCTTTTCCTTGCAGGATTTAACACCAACAATAATCATAATTAACACAACCGCTGCAACCGCTGCGATTAGTACCGTGTTTCTTAGCTTGTTTTCTTCCATCGTGTTATGTGTAAGTTTTTGGTTAGTGGGCGAATCTTATAGTACACCCCATCGCGTGTGCGACTATCTCTCATGCCCTGCTCATTGGTGTTGCCTTCAATGGTGCGCACTGAATACTTGCCTACCTTGTCAACTATGCCCGTGTGCCCTATGCCCTTGTATCTTTTACCTTTAAAGCTGTTATAGCTTAACGTCATCACCAGTGCATCCTTATCGCTGAATGCTTGCACGAACTTTCCATCGGTAAAAATTACATCCTTGCGATTGTATGCGGTAGGTGACCAACCTGTGATGGTGTTAGGTATGCCGCACTCGTCAAGCATAGCCATAACAAAGAAACTGCACCATGCATAGCCGGGCTTCCAACCTTGTTGCTTCATTAGCACAAGCAGAGCCATGTCATCAAAGCCTCTATTGTTGCCGCCCTTTTCTCTTACACCAACAAACGATGCAGCGGTTGCCCTTACGCAGTAACCGTCATCAGCATGTGTAAGATGTACAGGTAGGCAGCAAAGTAGAATGCATATAAGAGCAGGTATAAGACAACCTTTTGCCATGTCGTTAGATAGGTGTTTATTTCATACTTGACTTCCTTGTTGTATATCTCGCGTTGCAATGCCCGAAAATTAAATCTAATGCCCAAAAAAACTACGAAGTTTGCAAAGACCATGACGAGTGCAGCAAGCACGATATACTGGATGTATTCCGTGCTAATGATTGCATCGTTAAAATAGGCAACGGACATCGTGCCTGATAGCGCAAACACTAAGAAGGCAAGTGGTATTGACCACAAACCATCCATCAACTGCAACTTGTAGCGCAGTGATTTCAGGGTGTTACTTTTTTCCTGTGGTTGTTCCTTCTTGTTTGCCATTGGCTCTGAGTTTTAATTGCAGCTCGCGCTCATACTTGCGCAAACGCTCGGTGTAATCTTGTTTCAAGGTCTTCTTATCACTCATGGTATACGATTAATGATGTTACGAGAGTAGGTAGGACGAAAAGATGTTGCCGTGTTGCCAGTGCTGAACTGGTAGTTAAGCGTGTTTGTCACATCCGTGCGTGGTGAACGCTCAGGCCAAGTGCTTGTGGAGTATTCAGGGAACAAAGCATTGTTAGCGCATAGGTAATCGACAAGCAATGTCGTGTAGTGTTCAGCGTTTTGTCTTGCACGATCTATCATGTCCTTCATAACCACATCCGAAACAGGTATAGTGTCTTCGCTTTGGCGTTGCACAAGCGTGCCGTTGTCCATGCGATAGCACAGGTTAGGCGTTACATCCACCATAACCCACCACAATAAACACTTTTGAATGTAATCCTCAAGTAATACTTGATAGTTGCCTGCGATTGTGTTGTTGGCTACATCGTCCTTAATCTTGTTTAGCAGATTAGTTCCCAAAAAGGGAAGCAGCCATTTATCCTGCGCTAAATACACGGAAGGATATAGCAAGTTAGGGTCAACACTACCATTAATCGTAGTGTACTTTTTGATGTAGTTCTCTGATATTAGTAGTACCTCTGCCATAGTTGTAATTATTGATTGCCGTAAATTGGATTGGTTGGTAGAAAGCCACGATGGGGCATGTCTTCAGGTAGCTTTGCTACGTACAGGGGATTGCGCACTTTATATCCCATTCGTTCAGCCATTGCAACAGCAATACGTTGTGCATCGGGGTCGTTAGGATTAATCTTTGCGCCTTTGGTATCTACATACACACGCTTCTCCCAAAAATGGCGGCAATTGCCACCGCCTTTCCAGTGCCAGACATCGTATGTATCCGCACCCTCTGGTCCCCATCCGGGATTAACGGCTACGTTCTCCATCGACACGATATCTTCTTTGCGGTATAGCTTACCTGCTTCCACCATCTTCTTGCAGAATGGGCGCATATTATCATGGGTAAAACTACCTGCGTACACATAACGTGTAATAAAGTATTTACCATCGATAATCGCGTCCTGTTCGCTCTTTGCCGCAGGTCGTGCCGCCCCTGTGCGCACTGCAAACTCATGTTCGATTTCTTCATCTGCGTTGTAGGCATCAATGAGCAACCACTCTTCTTTCCAGTCTTCGCCTAATGCGATAAGCGCATCGCCTACTGTGCTATCATCTTTTTTTTTTTCGTCTGCAAGATGTGGCAACGTAGCGGAAAGAACGGTTTGGACAATTTGTGTGATTTGTTCCGCAGTTAAAGCCGCAGGTGCAGGTTCAACAATAGTTTCGGTTACCGCAACAGGCGTTTTTACTTGTTCGATAGCTAATGGTGTATTAGGTACGATTTCAAATTCTACACCCGGCAATTGATTGCCCAATAGTTCTTCAATGCTCTTATTGATTTTAGCCTGATATGGCTCAACAACTTGCTTATTGAATATCTCAAGACCTACCGCCATTTCATCTTTGTTGCTACCAAAGCCACCACCTGTATCGCGAATACCAAAAAGAAGTGGTGTAGTAACACGATGCGCAGTAATAATCTTCTGCGTTGCGGTTGTATCCATTAATTGATACTGCTTATCCGCATCATTAACGGGGAATGGTGTAATTTCAGTCTTTGGTTGGTCACGCTCGTTAAAGAACATTACAACCTTACCTGCATTGCGTGCGCCACTCATCTTGTTTTCCCAATCCATCATCATCTGCTGCTTCTGCTCGGGCGTTGCCTGCCCGTTGTAGAAGTTGATGATAGTCGATGGGAAAAGACCGTTTGATATTTGGTTGATATGGAAGATTGATATCTGCTTGTCTAACTCAATGTAGTTAATCGCACTCCAGTAGTCAGGGCGTGGGTACACATCCGAACCGGTGTATGTAAAGCACCAATAGATTTGGCGTGGCTCTTGTTCGCGTGTCAAGTAGTTATACTTGGGAATGAACTCAGGAGTATTTCTTTTCTTGCGTGTGTTGCTCCAATCGTAGCTGTGGAAGATTCCTATCTCACTATCGTCATCCTGATTCACCGCAATGCGGCATTCTTCAAATGGTATTGCGTTTAGCTTTGATATTACCGTGCGGTCATTGCTCCAAATCACTTCGATGTAGAAACCACCAAACAACTTTAAGTCATGCGCACAGGCATAGGTTAGGCTATCAATTTTAAGTGCGTCAAGTTCTGCTTGGTATTGCTCCGACTGAATACCCTTCCCGGCTATCATGTCACCAATGGCAACAACTAAGCTACCATGTACGGGTGATTCGTGCGCAAGGTCACGCAGGTATTGTGGAAAGTCGTTTTGGTCTCCGTAGTTAACCCAACCTTTGCGGTCTACTTTTTCCGCATCCGACTTAGCAACGTATTCGCTAAGCTTCAATGATAC